CGGTACGGGCATCCCGCCGATAATATCCTGCCAATCGCTTGACGTGTCGATCACATCGCCGCGCTCGTTCAAAATATCAAAAGGTAGCTCAGATACTGCTAACGCCGTCATGTCTTGAGCCTTTGCCAACCACGGATTGACGCGGCGCAATAGCTGAGCCACGCCATTTGCCCCGTTGGAGGTGGTGGCTAAATAGCCCTCGATACCCCCAAACGCGTCAAAGTTTATCGACTTCACACCCTGCCCAACATCGCTAAAATTCAAGTTTTTTGCCATTTATGCTCCTCAGCTTGTAAGCCAATTATCTTCCATGTCACCCTCGTACGCATACCGCAACGCGTCAATGAGGTGGTTCATCTTGTCAACGGGTATTGGTAGCGCATTACCGCCCGCGTCCTCTTTCCAATGGTACTGGCTAAACTCGTTTTGCGCATTGATGCACCTGCTATCAATGATAATCGTCTGTTGTTTCAACCATTGAATACCATAGGTTACACTGTCCTTGCCCTTCTTGGCCGGGGCTGCGCTAACCTCGCAGTTGCTCAATTCCTGGATAGACTTAGGCTCGGCACTGTCAGCCGTGAGATAATCGCCGCCGATCTTATCCTTGATACGTTGCGCCAATTCGGGATTTGTCAGTCCCGTTTCGTACACCTCATCGTATATAAATATGGTTTTCTTTTTGGTGTCATAATGAGTAACCGCCAGGGCTGCCGGGTCAGATGAGAAACCAAAGTCGAGACCATGACGTCTATTAGTAAAGTTAGCGTGGTGGGCAGATAAGTCTTGAACCTGCCAGTTTTTGAAAATGACATTACCGAGTACTCCCCAGTTACCCAGCGTATAAACGTTTTTGAAATACTCATCTGTTTCATTCTCTAAATCCTGTATATCTTCGCTGGTCAGGAATTTGTTATCCTTGTATGTCGTTTTGAGGATAGACAGCCCAGCGCACTTGTATTCTTTTTGGTTGTCTGCCCAGCCGATAGACTTGAAATACTCGTTATATATCCAGTGGGTTTTGAGTACAGGGTTGAACGATAACACAAGCCGTTTAGGTGTGCGCTCATCGCCGCCCCTTTGCCGCTTGAATAGTTGCTTGACAGTTGGCTTATCCGTTTCGGTAGCTTCTTCAATGCGAATATCAGTGAATACACCTTTAGCAGGTGTAAGGCTCTTGAGCTTCTCAACGTCATCTAACCCGGCGAATATAATCTGATAGCCATTGACACAGGTAATCGTGCCATCTGTTTTGTTTATGCTAAACAGGGAAGATATTCCCCACTCAGTGATAATCTTTGTAAGCTCTTGCACAACGGAGCCGCGCAACGTGCGCCCAACTTGACGACAAACGAGGAAGTTGCGCCCGCCCTTCATCAGGTCGATAATGTCGCGTTGGGCAAGGAATACAGACTTGCCCGAAGATGAACCGCCATAGTAAATTTGAACGCGTGCCGTATTCTCTAAATATGGCTCATACGTTGGATTGATTACCGATAATTCAATCTGTACGTCAGTCATCTTTTATGAATGATACGCGGATAACATCGCCATCTTTGCCGCTAATCTCGTTGCGCTGGATAGGCACGCCGACAAGGTAATCACCCAACCATTTACGCGCAACATGATCGCCCTTTTTAGCCTGGTCAGCGGCCTTCTTCACAATCTCCGTCCACACCTCAAACGTGACAGCGGTCAGCAAAATATCCCGATAGCGTTCCTCGCGTTCTCGCGGTGGTCGGCCCGGTGATGCTTTGTTACCCGCTGTAAACTTTCCCGTTTTAGGGTCTTGGTCGGTCATCTCCGTTTCCTTTCCGTCTATACGGCTTTGACGTTTCAGCCGTCGCCTTGAATATCAGCGGTATCCCCTCGCGCCTCACCTCTGCCAGCATTGCCATTTGTGGGATTGCATCCTCAGGCAAATCGAGTGTAACCCGTACCCCACCATCTATCAACGTTTGCACCTTGTAGACAGACGCGGTAAAAACAATCTCGCTCATTTCGCCGCATCCGGTCTCACGCGCATCTGGACAGGCTCGCCGCCCATGCTCTTGACTTGGTGCGTCAACCTCTCGGCCCATTCGCGCAGGTCTTCGTTCTGCTTGCGCAGCTGGTTCACTTCGCCCATGATGACCGACAAACTCTGCTCGGCTTTCGATAGCCGCGTCTGCAAGTCTACAACCTGGTCGGCATAATTCCGGGCTGCCTGCGAGTAACTTTCTGCTGTTTCCCCGTTGATACTGCGGATTTCTGGTTTGGTCTTGAGAATTGACAGCGCGATTGCAATTACAGAGCCGACAATAGCGATAATCTCGCCAATACTAATGGATGTCATTACAGTCCCCTACCCTACTTTTTTCGCTAACGATTGCGCCGCTCAAAAGGATTGCCAATGTTATCGTAGTCATCGCCCTGGTGTACGGCATCGCCGCCGGGATGAAGTCCAGAATATAGAACAAATAGAACACCGCATACATCGCCCCCACTGCGCCTTGCAGCAGCTTCACCCATCTCCAGGGTTTATTGCATCGCCTGTAAAATCTCAGGTTGAGAAATGCGATACTTGCGCCAAACGCAACGATAAGCCACGCAAGGACGGACGATAGCCCGTCTGTCATGCGATTTCATCCATGCAGTCGCTGAGTTGTTTACCTCTCGCCTTGGGGGTGTCAATCGCGGTGTCGGTGTAGAACGTGCGCAGGATCGTCACGATAATTGCAATCGCCAGGGTGATACAACCACTCACGCTAAAGTCGTTCTTCGCGTACCATTCCTGTACGATTTGCAAAATGGCAATGATAGCCAATAAAACCATAGCCCAGTTGATTTTCGATTTGTAGAATGATTTCATAATGATCCTCGATTAGATACATTATAACCATTATTGTATCTAGAACAAATAGGCAATAAAAAACCACCCCTTTCGAGGTGGTTTCTCTATAACTGAATAATCATTGCTGTTTTCACTGCGTTGTGAAGCTCTTTTAGTGGAACGGCTACGGAATGGGTATTGTATCCTTTGTTCTTTGCGGGTGGTATCTTGTATTTGTTGATCCATTCAATTTTATAAAACTTCCATGCCCTCCGCAGCATATCCCAGGGGAAAAGATAGACACGCTGAGAAGGCATAAAAGCATAGGCTAAATAATCAATTGGCAAGTCCTTTTCAATCCAGCCCGGTGCGCCCGTTGTATCAACTGACAAATACTCTAACAATATATCGGGGTAATCTGCTGCCCGTTTTTTTTCGTCTATCTTGATTATCTTTCCACTCGCCAATAATAAAACCCTGTCAATTCCTAATCTTTGGCTTACTGTATCCCCAGGACATGCCATCATACTTACAAGATTTGGGAACGCCTTTTTATAAACATTCTCCCAAAACAGTTCATCCCCTGATACCTCACTAAATGCTAAACGCTCTTTAAAGTTGTGTATCATGCCTGATTTCCCCATACATCCCAGCCCGGTTGAGGATTTCGACAGAATAGCTCTATCTTGGGAAGATCGCCATACATATTTTCGATAATTTCATACACAATAAAAGGCTTTTTACTATGCTCTGTCCTGTCGCCGTCAATCACAGACGAAACACGCGCATCGGGCGCGGGTGCAGGTATGTTTCCCTTTGTTGCCACTAACAACAATTCATGCTGCTGCCTGAAATAATACCCCATTCCAATTTTATCTTTTACCCATACAGCACAGGTTTTATAAGTGAACCCCCATGCTTCAATAACCCGCATAGCTTCAGCCAATTTCGGAGAAGTGCCCCACATAAACAAAATACTATCAGGAGAGGCGATTTCTCCAACTGGCAAATTACAAATATCTTCAATATTCATAGTCGGGTATTGGTTCTCAATTTCGCGGCTTGTACTCACGGAATAATCATAGCGCCATGGTGGATCAGCGTAAATTACATTATATTTTCTAGGCGTTGATAGTGGTTTCTCACCCGCGCTTATCTCAGAAAGCTTATCAAAACGCTCTGCCCGCCGTTCTTCTCTACGTTCATTCTGAATAGTTTTAGCCGCTTCAATGACAAGCGCCGCTGTTATCTTTCCGTTTGGCGCGGTGTCGATAACTTGTTGCCATGCCTGCCGCTGTTGTTCTGGCTCCAGGCGCGTGAGCGGTCGGGCTTGTCTTTCGGAAACTGGAAAAACTGAAACCATGGTTTCAGTTTTCAGGTTCTCGATAACATTAGTCGCCCTAATTAATCCCGTTGCGTATTGTTGGGTAAAATTCCACCGCTCCCGACAGTAATCTTCAAACGTGCCGAAGTCCTGTCTATACAACTTGCCTTCCCTGATTTCCATAAGCGCCGCGCCCACCTCTGTAAAGGTTTTCATACCGCGCTCAATTACGCGCTCGCACTCAGTCAGTCGTGATAATTCTATGCTATCCATGCTATCCTCTTATAACAAAACACCCCGACAAACTGGGGTGCAGCCACTTTGCCGGGGTAGTTTACAATTTTATCAGCCTGCACGCCGTACAGGTATTATACCTTACTTTTGCGCGTCAATAACCCGTTTACAATTCAGGCAGTCAACATAGCGGATAGTTTTGTAATCCGTTATCGGGCTAATCAATTCCTTGCCGCAAACTGTCCATGTGTTACCGTGAACGCGGGCTACAACGTGCCGGATTGCGCGTCGGCCATAGATGGAGCCTTTTGAAATAACGTAGATTGCATCTTGCAGCGCCTCGCCCGGAACCGTAAGATTGCGAGACAAATACCGCCTTTCTTGAAGTTCTTTTACTTGCGCTTGCAGTTGGTCCACGGCCTGGGCTAAAGTTCGGACCATGTCCAAAATTTCGTTATCTGCCCAAGTTACGTCAGGACCGCCCGGAATAACCTCACGATCAGCGTTGTAACGGCGTTCTACTCGTTCAACTTTGGTAATAATTCCGTCTACAGTAGCCATGATTACCTCTCATTTGTAAAAAATAATCGAGACCCGCTAACCCATCTCGTTTACCCCGCGGCGGCATTACCGGCCTGAACGCCTGTTAGCTGTGCGGATGGCCCCAAAAAGCCTTGCGGCAAAAATGACCATCAATGCGCGGGGGTGTATATCGGCGCGACTATTCGCCGGGTTTACCTATACTTTGCGGATCGTGATGCTGGGAGCGCCCTCTTTGCGGGCATCCTTGAGCTGTGGAATAAGGCTCATCATGCCGTCAAGCTTTGTGCCATCCCATGACACGCGGCCCTTATTCCAAACGGCCATCATGTGAGCTCCCTTGACCGTTGCGCCGTTGGCGATTACCTCGGCCTTGATTGCGGTCTCGAGCATCTCAGCGGCATCCTGCGCGGCCTGGAGCTTTGGCGCAAATTCGGCTTCAATCTCTGCCAGTTGTGCGCGGATTTCAGGGGTAAGGATCGTGTCAATCAGCGCATCCTTTTGCAAGCGGATTGCGTCAGGTGCTGCGCGTAAGTCTGCCAAACTGTCAAGCATTGCGATAATATCGGTCATGTCCAATCCTTTCGTATGCGTATCACGGCGCATCCCGGAAATGTCAGGTTGATTACTAGCCGAGATACTCGTTAGCGTATTTTGTCGCTTGCACGGTGTCAGCGCCATTATTGCGCTGTTCCTTGTAAACGGCCATCCATTCGCGCGCAACCTCTACCCCATTAGCGGGTGTAAAGCACGAACCCTTTAGCGCGTTCTTGATCTGGTTTGCGTGCGCTGCCTTGTAGGTTGTCACCATTTCCTGAATGAAGTCAGCTGGCCATTCGGTGACAACCTCCGCGTGCATTTCAGCGGCGGGGACAATTGGCGCGTGTTGGGCGGGCGCTTGCGGCGCTGGACGTTGCGCGGGTTTGTTGGCAGGTTTGGCGGGCTCTTCCGTTTCGTGTTCGCTGTCCTCGTTGCCCTCGCCAATGCAGAACAACTTTGATACAAAGTATTTATGGCCGCTGGTAATCGCCTTGTAAAGCGCCTTGTCGGGTACAGTGTAATCGCTGCCCATACCAAACCATGCAACGATGTATTCAGTCGCGCCGTCCGTGACATTGAACGACATT